TGTGACTAAACCTTCCAGATCCTAAACTTTTCCAATTCTCTTCATTGGCTATAATTCCCATTCCTTTACTTACATCATGAACTCCATATACATATTCTTTATATTCATCATCCTTTCCTTTATTTACTATATCTGTAGCATCATTACCAGAATAACGTTCTGCACCTCCTGACCAATTTATTTGAATGGTATTGTTATTATTAGCATGAGTAGTTTCTCCCCACGCACTTAAAGCTTTAGGATCATAACCAGGATTAGTAGGATTTGACCAGTCCCCCCCATAGTATCTTTTTCCATCTTTAGCGATAAATGAACCTATGCCTTTAGAACCAGCACCAATACCAACTCCCATAACATAATCAGGCATAGTTTGAACAACATCTCCTCTAATACCAATTAACCAATTATATCCATAAGCAGGCCAACAACTACTATAAAGATGAAAATTACATCCATCTAAACCATCTATAACTGGTTCTCCTGCTGTTGTATGAATACATAAATATTTTATTGAAACTGTTTGAGGATCTCCTTTATAAAGTGATGCTCTTTTTTTAAGATTTTTTCCATCAACTACTGTTCTTTTATCATTCCATTTTACTGTTTTTGTACTTCCTAAATCACATCTCCATTTTTGTATGGCTATTGAAAGAGGGGCGGGTTTAGGAATAAGAAATTTAGCTCCTCTGTAATTGTAAGCAACTCTCCAACCAGTATTATTTGGATCTGCTTCTGGTTTTCTTCCAGCCCAATTTTTTCCTCCATAATTTTCTTTTTTAAATTGTGCCTGTCTATTTCCATTCGCGTTTTTCACCCAACTCTTTGTACCCTTTAAATTAGGTGTTACTAAATTATCAAAATAATTATCAGGAACATCTGTGTCTGAAGAATAATATGAATCTTTTATAGCTTCTGGAGTTGGACTATTAGCTAATAATCCTGAACCTGTTACATTTACAGCTATAGATTCTGAAGTTTGTGTGTTGTCTTCACTTCCTGAAACATCAGTATCATTATCTGCATCAGGATCAGTATCATCTACATCTATATCTGTGTCGTTTTCGTTGTCGTCTTCACTATCATCTCCTTCCTCTTCTTCCTGTGTATTTATTGGATCTACATTTTCTGATTCTACTTCTTCTTTACTGTAGAGATCATTTTCTTTTTCAGGATCAGCGTTAGCTGACCATTCATCTGCTACACTCCATGAAAAATCTGACTCACTAAAATTGTCTTGTTCTAATAATAAATCATATATTGATCCCTCTTCTTCAAGTATTTCTTCTTCTCTACCTTCTAAATTATTAATGTCTTCTGATTGACTTTGAGCAGCTTCATATGCTGCTTTAGTTCTATAAGAAACATCTTTTTCTGCTTCTTTTTCAGGATCAAAATAATAACCTCCTGTGTCTGTTTCTGTGGCTATTTCTGCGTTGATATAATTTATTTCTCCATTCCACATTGAAACGTGTTTTACCCATTTTGGTTCTTCTTCTTTATCGTTATCATCTTCTAAATCTTCTCCTGCGTATTCTATTTCTTCTTCTTCGGGAATTTCTATTTTTTCAGGAGCTGAACCTAAAGTTATATTATCAAAATCATCATTAGCTTCATTTACATCTAAAAAATCATATTCTGTTTGCCACGATTGATAATGTTGTGATACAATTTGAAAATTAGGAAAAACTTGATTTGAAGTTAAAATAACTGAAGAATCATCTGTGTTTATATTTTCAATTGTATGTTCCCATCCCCTATCTCTATCTTCTTCTATATATTGACCATTACGAATAATTATTATAGGATCTCCTGTTTCCCCTTTAGTAGAATAAGCTGTTTTTTCTTTTGCTTCTTTAGCTGTGGCTCCTAATCTTATTGAGTTACCAAAACGACCTTCTATAATAGTATCACCTTCAAAAGGTAATAAAGGTTGTATATCTAACTTTTCATTAAAATATTCTCCTAATTCAACATCTGTAGAACCATCACTAGGTGTTCTTTTTACTCCCCCATCTACCATTTTATATTTATCTAGAAGATCTTCTACATCTTCTCCACCTGTATACGGGTGATCTGGTAAAGCATTATGGTGGGGATGATTCCATATATTAACATTAGGTAAATAATAAGTTGTTTGAGAATTATCTACAAAATAAAAATCTTTACTTAATGAATTTAATATTAATATTATTTCACCTCTTAAAGGATATTGTTTCATAAAAGAAAATAAAGGACGGGCAAATTCTTTATTAAAGGTTTCTTCTTCCCCTGCATAATCATAAGGATCTGTATAAAATATGGTCCCTATTGCATCATAACCTCCAAATTCTTTAGCTTGAGGGTGATTTATATCTAATATAATATCTACAACTCTTTTTGGTACTAAAAGTTCTTCGTTTATAAAACTTCCTTGTTTTGTTTTATTTGTTCCTGATAAAGCCATATTATTTTTCTAATTCTTCTTGTGAAGGTGCTTCTATTTCTTTTGGTTTTTCAACAGTTTTAGCTATTTCTTCAGCCACATCCATCAATTGATCCATTTCTTCAGCTGTTAATAAACCACCATCCCCACTTGAAGCTGCTCCTGTTGATAAACGTTGTACAATAGCAGCCATCTTAATTAGTTGGTCATCATTTTTAACGCTAATTTCCATATATTCCTTAATTAAAGGAACTACAACTGTAGCATCACCTAAAGATTGGACTAAAGGACGTAATTCAGCTATTAAAGAAGCAAGTTGTTTTGCTTTTTTCTTTTGATTACCATGAATTTCTTTTAGTAAATCACCAAAGGATTTATCGTCAAAAAGTATTTGGTTTAATGAATCCATATTATTTTATTATAAATATGGAATTTTTAAATTTTTATATGTCCCGTTTTATCAAATTCTTGATATAATTCTTTTTGTATTTTTTTAAGAATTTTTGTTACTTTTGTTATTACAGGAGTATCTACATCTGTCATTTCACGAATGTAAATATAAAGTGCTTTTTTATTAAATATTTCTAAATTTTCTCTACGCTTAAAAAGAGTATTAATAGCGTCTGCTACTTTTCTATCTTTTTCTTTTTTAAATATAGTAAACATATGTTTATCAATATATTCAGTAAGATAATCTATAAAATCTTTTATTTCTTGTTTACGTTGATCTCTACCTAATTGGTGTAAAACACCATCATCTTCATCTGCTTTTAAAACGTCTACTTTTGATTTTTTCTTTTTGTAATTATTATTATTATATAATATAAGATAATTTTTACCTACAATCGAAAAATAACTGAATGCTTTAGTACCTTTTTCTGGCTTAAAATAATCTAATTTTTCTAAAAGAAAACAAATTACTTCATGTTTTAAATCTTCTAAATCATCCACTTCTGTATAGTAAAACTTAAATGTATGAATTAAATTTTCAGCCAATTTATAGAAGGGATAATGTATTCTTCTTGCAAATATATTGTCTCTTTCATCTTGGTTTGATGATGCTAGATATTCTGCTATAGCAGCATCTGTGTCTTCTGTAAAGTATCTTTTTTTAGTTCTTTTTCTACCTCTTTTTTTTAATCCGGGCGTAAAAGAACCAGTGATTACTGGTTCTGGGGGAGGTTTAGGGGCCCATTTGGTTTTATCTGGCATGTAAAATTTTATTTTAAAGTAAATTCATTTAATGCTTCTTGTATTTTTTGTATTTCTTTAAAGAAAAAACCTATCTCATCATCGGCATAAAATACATTTTTATCATCTAATTGTTTTAATCTTACATCACAAGCAGTGATAGCTTCACTTTGTTTTGTAATAAAATCCTCTAATTTTTCATTCTTTACAATTAAATTTCTAATTATAAAGGTAGAAGCAGTTATTACTACTGTTAGTATAATACTAAGTGTTATCATATTTAATCTTTAAAAAATGAATCTATAACATCTAATGTTGCTGATGCTAATTTTGGGTTATTTTCTGTGTTTACTTTTTTAGCTGCTCTTAATGTTTTATCTCCTTTACTTGCATTAATTGGTTTTGATTTAGGAATACTATTTGATGCATTGTTCCATAATTCAAATTCAATTTGAGCAGCCATATGATCTGCTTGATGCATTAATAAAGGTAAATGTGTTCTTAATCTAGTTTCTTTTTGACCAGACATAAAATAGAACTTATTTGACTCATCATATAAACCATCATGAATTTTAATTGTAATAAACTCGTTTTGAGTTACTTTACAACCA